ACGGGCGCGGTGCCAATCGAAAGCCTGCAAGTGGGGGACGCCGTGCTGGCGTTTGACCACTTACTGGGTAAGGTGGTAACATCAAAAGTGCTATCCACCAAGGAAAGAATGTCCAGTGACATACACGAATTACGCACGGCTTCGGGACTGGGATTCGTCTGCACTGGAGACCATCCGGTCTTCTCACCGTGGCGAGGATATATCCGCGCTGATCGACTGGGGGCGGGAGACGGGCTTGTTGTCCAAGGATGGCCGTGTGGTGCTCCTGCGCCTGATCTGCGACCACTGCGGGGAGCGTGTGGTAAGGCCGCTGTACGAGGTCCGCAAGGCGCTCTTGCAGGGCAGTCGGGACGCCTACTGCTCGAAAGTTTGTTGCTCCGCGCACCACGCAATCAAGAACAGCACGGCCAAGTGCAGGGAGTGCGGGGGTCCGGTGGCGCATCGAAAAGCTCGTTACTGTTCGGAGCCATGCAAAGCAGCATTTCGGTTGAAGACCAGCAAAAAGCGTTCTTGCCCACGGTGCTGGACGCAGTTTGGCATGAAATTGAACGTCTCCGGCTTGAAATATTGGACCTTGTTTTGCAGTCCGTCTTGCGCCGACGCGGATCATTCGGAGAAGATGCAGGGGGCGGGCAACGCCAACTTCAAGAAGCTGGGGAAATACTCGAACCAGTACCTGCAGATGCGGGCCGTGGTCGTGGAGCGGGACGAAAACCAGTGCGCAGCATGTGGGGAAGCGGACGCGCTTCGCCCCTCAAGCATGCGGTCGATCCTGCACGTCCATCACATAGACCAGAACCCGCGCAACAACGTGCCGGAGAACCTGATCACGCTTTGTCAGCCGTGCCATGCGCGACATCATGGTGGAACCCTGACAGTGTCGCCTCTGTTGCTCCTGTGGGCGCAGGAGAGGTCTGCGTCTATGACATTCAAGTTGAGGGCCACAGCAACTTCTTTGCTGGAGGCGTTCTCGTCCACAACTGCATCATAGTCGACGACCCCAACGCGGCCTCCGAGGCCTTCTCCGAGGCCACCATTCAGGCCACCATCGACTGGTGGGACGGCGCCATGAGCACCCGCCTGAACGATCCGAAGACCGGCGCGTTCGTGATCATCCAGCAGCGCCTCGCCGAAGACGACCTGACCGGCCACATCCTGTCGAAGGACGTGGGCGACTGGACGCACCTGTGTTACGATGCTGAAACCGAGATCCTAACTCGCGATGGCTGGATCCCTTTCCCGGATCTTGGTGACGGTGTTGAGGTTCTGGGAGTTGATCCGACGACGCTTTGCGCGCGCTGGGAAATGCCGACCCGCCACATTCGTGAGCAATATATCGGTGAGATGATTCACTATCAGTCTCAAACCGCCGACCTAATGGTCACGCCCGATCATCGCATGGTCTACGGTGATTCCAATGACATGAAGGGCGGCGTTCCGGCAAACGGATGGAGGGTGCGGGCCGCTTCTGATTTGCCCAAAATTTTCCATTTGCCGCAGACGGTTTTGTGGACGGGCGAAACTTCGCCCGTCACCTTCGGTGGCCGCTTGTGGCCTTCTTCTGTATTCGCTGAATTCATGGGTTGGTATTTGTCAGAGGGCTGCGCTAACGCAGCGCGACGTGAGACGCGAATCGTTCAGAAGAAGGGCGGACGTTACGTTGATGAAATTGATCTTCTAATGAAACAAATTCCGTTTCATTCTTGGATATCATCAAATAACGAGCGCATGCGGGTTTGGACAATTAAAGACAAAACGCTGGCGCGAGATTTAGAGGCCTTGGGGAATAGTTTGTCGAAGCGCGCTCCAGAGGCGTTGAAGGGACTTTCTGCAAAGGATTTGCAGGCGTTTCTGATTGCTTACGCTAAGGGAGATGGGCATTTTGCTGTCCGCAATTTGGACAAGATTACCATTTCAACGGCCTCTCGGCGCATGGCAGATGATCTTCAGGAATGCGCAGTCAAGTCCGGATGGGCGAGTAGCCTAAACAGCTTTATGTCTTCATCATGCCATTTCAACGGCCATGATATCAAGCCGCGACAGATGTGGAAAATTTATCTGCGCGCCAGCAAAATACCCGACCGGTCGCGCAAAGTGGGCTCACAAATTCGGTCCCGCCACACGCAACGCGTTCCATATGACGGCATGGTTTATTGCGTATCCGTTCCATCTTCGGCTGTCGTTGTCAGGCGAAGTGGTCGAGTTTCGATCAGCGGCAATTGTCTGCCGATGAAATACGAGCCGGAGCGGGCGTTTCAGACCCGTATCGGGTGGAACGATCCCCGCACAAAGCCCAACGAACTGCTGTGGCCGGAGCGTTTTGGCGAGCCGGAAGTCAATCTGCTGGAGAAGCAGCTTGGTCCCTTCAGCTCCGCAGGCCAGCTACAGCAGCGTCCCGAGCCTGCCGGGGGCGGTGTCATCAAGCGGGATTGGTGGAAGCTGTGGGACAGCCCGACCTTTCCGCCCATGGACTTCATCGTGGCGTCTCTGGACACCGCCTACACCCTCAAGACGTCGAACGACTTCTCCGCCATTACCGTATGGGGGGTATTCTCCGGGGATACGGTGGCGAACGACATCCGGGGTGTGGATGGGATGGTCGAGCGGCGCTACACCGAGGACGTGCCCCGTGCCATGCTGATGTTTGCATGGCAAAAGCGGCTTGAGCTGCACGAACTGGTCGAGGAAGTTGCCTCCACCTGCCGCAAGCTCAAGGTGGACAAGCTCCTGATCGAGAACAAGGCCGCAGGGCACTCGGTTTCACAGGAACTGCGCCGACTTTACGGCAATGAGCGGTTCTCCGTCCAGCTTCATGACCCCAAAAGCATCGACAAGTTGTCCCGCCTGTACTCGGTGCAGCATCTGTTTTCCGAGGGGATGATATTTGCCCCGGACAAGGCTTGGGCGGAGATGACCATGACCCAAGTGGGGCAGTTTCCAAAGGGCAAGCATGATGACATAGTGGATACTGTGTCTCAGGCCCTGCGGCACCTTCGGGATTTGGGACTTTTGACCCGCGCACCGGAGCGGATTGAAGAAATTGAGGCGATGAAGGCCTACCCCGGCGGTCGGGAGCAGCCTCTTTACCCTGCATGAGGCACGAAATGATCGAAGCGACCCGTGTTAATGCCTCCGCCTCGGCGGACATGGTTAAATTTGGGTCGCAGCCGACATGGGACGTGACTGTCTGGGGCGAGGAGCCTCACAACCACCGCCGGACCTACATCATCAAGGCGAAAACTGATAATGAGGCGGCATTCGAGGGCATCCGCCTCTTTGTAGAGGAAATGGAGAACCTCGACGCTGTAAAGGACGCCTGACATGGCCATGACGCCCGGCTTGAGCCCGAACATTCGCCAAGGCGGTCTCGGCAGTGCTGAGCCGGTCAATGATGACGACGTGCAGGTTGAGGTCGAAGAGGGCGGGGACGTCCCCAACATCGATGAAAATGGCAACGTCGTCCAGATCGAGCACGATGACGGCTCGATCACCATTTCCCTCGACGGAAAGCCCCTGAACGAGCCGGAAGACAAGACCCCCAAGGGCTGGTTCGACAATCTGGTCGATGACATTGACCAGAATGAACTGACCCGCATTGCGGAAGACCTGCTGCGCGGCGTTGATGAGGACATTAACAGCCGCCGGGACTGGATCGAGGAGCGCGCCTTGGGCGTGAAGCTCCTTGGCTTGAAGATCGAGATACCGGGCCTTCAGGGAGCCGCTGACGGCGCTCCGGTGGAGGGCATGAGCAAGGTGCGCCACCCGCTTCTGCTGGAGGCCGTGCTGCGCTTTCAAGCCAACGCCCGGTCGGAGCTTCTGCCCACTGACGGTCCCTTGAAGATCAGGAACGACAACAACCGCGCCGAGCTTAACGAGGACCAGCTTGCCAACGCGCTGGAGCGGGACCTGAACCATTACCTGACGGCAGTGGCGACGGAGTATTACCCCGACACTGATCGCATGCTTCTGATGGTGGGCTTTGGGGGGACGCAGTTCAAGAAGGTCTACTTCTGCCCGCTGCGGAACCGGCCTGTCAGTGAGACGGTAGATGCCGATGACCTGATCGTCAACAATAACGCGACCGATCTGGCTAATTCCAAGCGCATCACGCATCGCATCATGATGCGGCCCTCAGTCGTCAAGCGGATGCAGATACTGGGTGTCTACCATGACGTCGAACTGGGTTCCGCCCGCGCGCCCAAGCTCGACAGCCTGCAACGGGAAGAGAAAGCCCAGCAGGGCGTTTCGGCTGAGAGCAAGCCGGATGACTATGACCGCGAAATCTACGAGTGCTACTGCGAACTGGACATCAAGGGCTACGAGCACAAGTGGAAAAGCAAGATCACCGGCCTCGAAATTCCCTACCGCGTGACTATCGACGTTTCGTCCCGCAAGGTGCTGTCCATCGTCCGCAATTATGACGACACCGAACGCCTGCCGGAGCCCCGCGAGACCTTCGTGGAGTACACCTTCGTGCCGGGCATGGGGTTTTATGGCATCGGCCTGCTGCACATTCTGGGCAACACGACCAACGCCATCACGGCGGCGTGGCGGGAAATGCTGGACAACGGCATGTACGCCAACTTCCCCGGCTTCCTCATGGCTAAGTCCGGCTCGCGCCAGAACACCAACATCTTCCGTGTGCCCCCCGGCGGCGGCGCGCAGATCGACACGGGCGGCCTGCCGATCAATCAGGCCGTCATGCCCCTGCCATATCAGACGGGCGGCATGCCTGCCCTGATGCAGTTGACTGACAGCATGGCCCAGACGGGCATGCGGATCGGCGGCACGTCGGAACAGCAGGTCGGAGAGGGCCGTGCGGATGCCCCGGTGGGCACTACGTTGGCGATGATCGAGCAGGCGACCAAGGTCATGAATGCCGTCCACAAGCGCCTGCACGCCTCTCAGGCCCGTGAGTTCAAGCTGCTGGTGGAATGCTTCAGGGAGCACCCGGAGGCCTTCTGGCAGCGCAAGGGGCCGTCCAAGACGGAATGGGACGAGCAGACTTTCCTGAAAGCCTTGCAGGACGTCGAATTGACCCCGCAAGCTGACCCCAACACTGCGTCCCACGGCCAGCGGGTCATGAAGATCATGGCGCTGAAGCAGCTTCAGGGCGCAAACCCGTCCATGTATGACCCCATCGCCGTGGACCGGGCGGCCCTGCAGGCCATTGGTTGGAATAACCCGGAACAGTTTCTTGTGCCGCAGGGCGCGCAGCAGCAGCCGCCGCCTGAGCTTATCAAGATGCAGTCCGACGCCAAGGTTAACCAGCAGAAAGCTGACGCCGAGACCATGACGGCGCAGGCCAAGGTTAAAGAGGTTGATGCCAAGATACAGCAGGGCGCGTTTGCGCCCAAGCCTGCTGCCGGTGGGCTTGCCGGAGGGCAGCAGCAACAGCCCGATCCCGCCACCCAGATCGCCGCGCAAGCCAAAATGCTGGACGCCGAGACCAAGCGCCACCAGATCGAAGTCCAGCATGCCACGGCGCAGATGGAGGATCAGAACCGCGATCTGGACCGCCAGTCGCGGGAGCGGGTCGAGATGATGTCACTGGCCAAGGACGTGGCGCTCCATCCTGAATCGGTGGGAGCCGTCAGGAAGATAGAAAAGGATAACGGCTGATGGTGGTGTCTCAGTTTGAAATTTGCGCGCCTCGCTCCCTAGCGGCTGCTATGGCAGACTGCATAAAATGCGCTGGCGCCGACGGGCTGAAGGTCTGCGACGCCTCGAAGCTCAGGGCTCGCCAGTCGTCGTCGGTCATATCCTTGGCGGCTCGGGTGGGGGCGGGCATGACTTCTACTAGTGAGAGTCACACTTCATATAGTAGGCGCCGTACTATATCAACTATGTGCCTCACTATGCGTTTTTGGCTTGCGAATGAATGCAAATGGACGCTCACCTCGTTACTTGAATGCTGGGGGAAGCGGACCCTTCGGCGGTCTCGCGGGTTTAACTAGCGGGCGGGGCTCAGCCGAAAGGCCGACCCGATGCCGTCGGCGTCGTTGAGAGCCCCCGGGCCAGCGTAGATCTCGCCGCGTCTGCGCTGAAGGATCATTTCGGCAGCGCTCCAACGTACTGGACGTAGCCGACCAGCCAGTTCGGCGAGAGCGCCGCGCGCGCCTGGTCGAGAGTCACGGTCCCGGCGCAGTAGAGCCGGTGCATCTTGGTCTCCAGCACGTCTTTGACCCGCGCGCCGTAGTGGTCGGCGTAGATCATGTCCCAGAGGTTCTGGGGCGACGTCGGTGAGCCCCCGTCCTCGATTGATAGGAGGTGGTCGAGCTCGAACTCGGCCGGATGGTGGCCCGGCATGACATCGGCAGCGCGCAGCTTGTCCGTGTAGCTGACCGGCGGTCGCACAGTGGCCGTCCAGTTCGCCTTGCAGACGGTCTGGGCCTTGGTGGCGTCGCTGACGGCAGGGTTCAGCACGCCAGGCGTGGTCACCGGATTCGGCAGCACATGGGCCGCAATCAGCTGCGCCTCAGTCCTGCCGTCCGGCGCGACGTAGCCCTGCGCGTAGACGCTTCCAGCCAGCAGTGAGCACGCCGCAAAGGCGATCATTCCGAGGCGCATCGTTGAAGTCTCCGAGGTGCGAGAGGTTTTTGAGGGCAAAGAGGATCGCGACGGCGCCGACGATGAGCGACGACCAGAAGAAGACGTCCATCCCCAGCAGCGCGTCGAAGTTGGGGTTGGCCTGAATGAGTTCGATGAATTGCCGGTCGTACAGGGGAAATTCGTGGTTTCCGCCGATATACGTCGCCCGAATCCAGAGATCGCCTAGGTAGACGTTCGCCGGAACCGTGTGCGTGGTGCTGATGACGTTGGTTTTGCTGACGACCTTAAGCCCGGCCTTGGATGCGACGCCGGAGAAGATCGACGTGGTGCTGCACCCCGTGTCCGCAATAGCCTTGATCCACGTGATCGGGGGCGTGGGGGAGTTTTGCGGTAACTGAGAGCGCGCGACCGAGATGCCGATTTCGGTTACCGGCCCGAAGGCAGGATCAAGCGCGAAGGTCGTGCATGGCATATGAGTAGCAGCCCAGGCTGACGTTGCGCGTCGTGACTTCCTGGACCGAAAACTCATCGCCGAACTTGGCCGCGCCGAAGCGAGCCGCATCCGCCATGCTGTCGAAGAAATCGATAATCGCCCCATCGTGCATGAGCGCGAACTTACCCGCGCGCCCAGACATCAGGTCGGGCAACAAGGCTTGGAAAGCCTCGAAGTTGCGGTCGACTTGAGATGCGGATGCCATCATGTCCTCGCCTCCCAGGACTCTATGGGGGATATTACATAGGGATTGGCTGAGGGGAATACGCCCCAGCCTCAGTTTGCTCACGGCGGGGCCATCGACCACGCGCTGCAGGTAGCCGCCCAGTACCGCCGCTAAAAACCACCTCGCGCTTGACACAAGGTGTGGTATTTGTAGCGGATAGCCGGGACGCCGGTTGACTGGAGATTGCCATGTCCGAGCACAAGAGCATCAGGGAGCACCTGCCCCATGGGGGCCGTGGCCGCACTCGCGCCAAGTTCATTCTTCGCGCTGATCCGCACAAGGCCAATGGCATTGATGCCTCGGACTACTCTCCGCCGGATGCTCTGGAAACTGACGTAAAGACGGGCATGCGCCCGCTCCGCAGTCGCCTCTACAAGCGCGGCGGCAAGGTCGCCAAGCACGTCGGCCACGTCCACGGCGAGGCGGCCAAGAAACACGCGGGCCGCAAGCCCCGCAAGAGCGGCGGTCGGGCCGTGGAAATGATCAACCGCGATCAGCGCGAGGCCAATGAGGAGCGCGAAGGTTCCAAGCATACTGGCGCGTTCAAGCGTGGCGGTCGCGCTCACCGTGCTGATGGCGGGTCGTTTGTGCCGACAGAGCGCATGAATTTCGGCCCCGCTGGATCGAGCCGCATGTCCAAGGCCGCTGGCTTGAAGCGCGGCGGCAAGGTCCATGAGGACGCGGCTGAAGACAGGAAGCTGATCCGGGCCGAGATCAAGAAGCATGAAAAGGG